TCCAGCACCGGTCGCGCGGTCCATGATCTTCGCGGTCACGTCGCCATCGACCCGGCATCACCACCTCCACGAGGTACACGATACTTCCTTACAGGGTTCTGAGGAAGTGTTCGATGATGGTGCTCCGGTATTCGTGGGCCTTGGCGTTGGGGTGGGCGTCGGCGTCGGACAATCTGAACGCCTTGTTGCGCAGTTCCACAGCACGCGGGCTGACGTCGATCCCGTTGCGTCCGCCGATTCCCATGGGCACGGACGGGTCGCCCTTGAGGTCCAACCAGGGCACTCCCCAGTATCGGCAGATGTCCTTGATCGCGTCGGCGTATGTCTCGGTCATCCACGCGTCCGGTATGATGACGCCAATCTTCGCGTACGGCATGTCGGTCAGGAAACGTTCGAACACGGTGTTGTACGCGCCCCACAGGGTCGTGTTGCCGGTGTCCTGTCTGGAGCCGATCTGTTCGGCAGTTAAGTTGTATTCGTTCAGGCCGAACATGAGCGTGATATAGTCGCTGTCGTTAGGGACAGCTAGGTAACGTTCCACGGAGAACGGGTTGTTCGCCCCTTCGATGTTCGTAAAGTCGCTGCCGGATATGGCCTCGTTGACTAGGGTCATGCCGTTGCGCTTGGCAATCCACCACGGATAGGATTTCACGGCCCCGAGGTCGTGGTCATAGTCGTCGCCGGTCAGTCCCGCGCCTGCGGTGAAGCTGTCACCGCAGGCGACGTACTTCTTTCCGTACAGGACGTTCGATGCATAGGCCGCCACGGCCCTGGAATCGATGTAGTCGCCGAGTGCCACCGGAGCCGTCGAGACGACCTGGAATTTGTTCGCATCCGGAACGATGTATCCCAAGAACCCGAACCGTATGTACGCGCCACCGATCCTCCTGCACTCGCGCAGGGACACGGTAAATTCCACGCTCGTGATTTCACTCGTGTCCTCGTTGCCGCCGAGGATGCGGATGAATTCGTAGTCGCGATTGTAGAGCGCGGCGGCGCGCGACTCATACGCCACCATGGTCCTCACGGTGACGTACGCGTCTCCGAGCAGGTCGAGGTCGATGTAGTCGGACGTGTACCCACTGTCAAATGGGGTGGCACCGCCCGATTGGTTCAGGAACGCGCCGGACGTCATCTCGTCGTACCTCGGGCGCAGCACGGTCTCGTCGCCGAGGAGAAAGCCACGCCCGTACACCAGGCCTCCCACGTCGGACAGGACGCCGCCGACGGCGTCCGACACCCTGCCGACGTTAAGCGCGGTCGCGTACCTGCCGTCCAGCATCCACCGTATGGCCTCGCCGTCCTTCTCGCGCAGCGACAGCGTGACGTCCGAGGTTGAATCCGTCCATGCGAACGACTGGGCACGCATGTACGAGGCGCCACCCGGCACTTGGAACACGTACTCCCCGTTGGGGTTATCGGTTTTCACGCTCCCGATATTGTGCATCAGCGAATCGTAGAAGAATACGGACGGCGCGCCGTCGGACGATCCCGTGTACACGTACTCCTCGCCGGCCGACGCCATGACCACGTCGGTCACGTAGCATAGGACCCCGTCGACGGGGTTGAATCTTATGCCGTTGTTGTCCAGTACCTCGCCCCTGTGTAATATGACGCGCACGCCCGACACGCCCGACGCCGACGCCTCGCTCACCGAAACACACAATCGCGCCTGCGCCCTGACTGCCTCGCCGGCCGACCCGTACGTTGTCCCGTCCGCGCCCACGCGCACGTCCCTCAACTCGGTTCCCACGTCCCCGCCATCCGACCCGGACGCGACGACCACGTCCAAACGGGACGACAGGGCGTTCAGACGGTCACGCATGTCCCCGGCCAGTTCGGAGGCCGCCATGCGCCCGGCCTCCCATCCGGCCGCCGAACCCGCGCCGGCCGCGACCGCCGCCGTGTCCGACGAGACGGGCATGCCCGCCTCGACCAAATCCACGATCTGCTCAACCATAATCAATTCCTCCGATTCGATCAGTCGCTCAAAGTGAAATAACCCCAGGCGAGCGTGCGCACCACGCCGCCGCCCGGACCCGTGGCCCTGATCCGCCACCGGCCCGCACGCCGCTGCACCCACACGTCCCCAGACAGCGCGCTCGGCGGGATGTCCGCGATCGCATACCCGTCCGACGTCATCGAGCCGCACGCCTGCGAATACCACAGCTCGGAACCGTCCGGGCTGCGCAATTCCAGTCGGCCGCTCCACCACGACATGTCCACCGGCGTCACCACGCCCGTCAGCACGTTCCGTTGCCGCCACCAGACGGACACCCGCTCGCTGTCGCCGCGCACCAAACGCAGGTCCGCGCGACCCACCTTCCTGCCGAAAACTGCCATCAGATGCCTCCGATCAATCCACAGGTCACGCCGGCGTGCCCTGTTCGAGCTTGCCGACCCTCGCCTCGAGCTTGTCGAACCTGTCGTCCACCTTCGCGAAGTTCGCGTTCAGGGTCGGGACCAGGTTCGTGTTGATATACGAGCGAATGCTGTTCTCAAGATTGCTTTGCATCTGGCCCAGCTGGGTCTGTTGCGACTGCAATGTGCTGAGCATGCTCGCCTGCTGGTCCTGCACCGACTTCAACTGCTTCTGCTGCGCCGCGAACTGATCCTGCTGCTCCTTCAGCATCCGCTGCTGCTCGGCCAACTGTTCCTGTTGCTGCTGCAGTATGACCTGCTGCAGGCCCTGTGCCTGGGTGAGTTCGTCGAGTTTCGAGGTCAGTTGGGTCAGTTCGGTGCCGGTGGGCCGGTTCGCCTCTTTCTTCGATGCCTCGCGTTTGCGTTGCGCGTTGACCTGACGGGAGGCCCAGTCGGCGCCCGGCGACGAGTACACGCGGGTCAGATCGGTGACCGGCGTATCCAAGGGTTCGCCCTTGTCGGCGTCGACGCTCGTGACGACGGCTTGTGCGAGGAGCCTCATACCTTCGTCGTTTGGGTTGATGCCGGTGGCGTGCATGTCGTGGTCGGAGCCACAGATGGCGCGCATGTTGTGGATGACGAGCGCGTCGGCCGAGGTGCCCGCGAGGGTGATCGCGGTGAGCACATGCCCCTGTCGCGCGATCGCCTCGGCATCGGTGGCATCGGGGATGCAGCCGGGACCTACGCCCACGACGATGCGCGCCACGGGAAACAGCCTCTTGGCTTTGGCGATCGTGTCCGCGACCGTCTGCTGCATGTTGGCCAATGACTCGTAGGAGTCGGTCAATCCGGCCATCAGGAACACGTAGCCGACCTGATCATGTGGATAGCCGGCATCCGCGTTGGCCGCGTCGAGCTGCATACTGATGGTGTTGCCGTCGATCAGGTATCCGGCGTTGGTTTTCGCGTAGTTGTGTTCGGTCAGGTTCAGTTCGCCGCTGGCCAGCGTGCTGTATCGTTTCGCCGTCGCACTGGCACCAGTGCCCTGGGTGACGCTGTCGCCGCACCATACGGCGTGCGTTCCCGCCGGTATGGCGCGGGTCTGGTTGATTCCGCTCACGTCTCGTTCCTTTCCTGGGCCTGCAGGGTGAGCCAGTCGCTGTCTGCCGAGCCGCTCAGGTCGGTGATCTTCAGTCTGAGCAGCCGGGAGCCGAGGTGGTCGTCCTCGACGCGCAGGTCGGCATGGTCGCCGACTTTCACGTGGTGTTCCTCACCGACCTTGACCTTGTAGGTTTCCGCGGGGAACGCGCCCTGGGCGAGGTCTCCCAATGCGTGGGCCTGCAGCGTTTTCAAATCGCTGACGGTGGTGTGCGTGGTGTCCGCGGACTGGCAGAACAGGTAACCCTGGTCGGTGAGCCGGGTGGTGGTGCGTCGGCACATGAGGGTCTTGTCGCCGTCCTTGCCGCCGGTGAGCCACGCCTGCGAGGTCATCGACCCGCCGGCCCCGGCCACCGAGGAGAGGATGACGCGCTGGCCGGGTATCACCGCGTTCCACTGGTGCGTTGAATCAATGAGCTCGTTTCCGGCATGCAGGTCGAATATGAGACTCCCGTCGGGTTTGATGCGCGGGTCGAAACGGATTTCGATGCCGTGTTCGAGGTTGGTCAGGTCGAGGATCCGGTCGGCGGTGGTGGCCAGATCCCACGCGTAGTAGGTGCGGGTCTTGTCTCCGCCGGTCGTCGCGGGCAAGCTGATGGGCAGGTTGCCCCATTGCATGGCCTCGGCGGTCAGTCCGCGTGCGATGTCCGTGTAGCTGCCTTTCAGGGTGAGGTCCATGTCTCCGGCGGGGTGTTTCTCGTCGAGGAGCATGCTCCCGTCGCGCCACGAGTCCTTGAGCGCGTGGTTGATGACGAGTCGTTTGGTCAGCAGGGTCAGGCCGCCGCCCACAGTGAGCTTCAGGCTCCGGTTCTCGGCGTCCCACTCCCAGTCCGTCAACGGGCCCGCATGCACCACTTCGAAACCGCCATTGACGGCGCGTTGCAGCGCGATCAGCGCCTTCCAGCAGCGCAGGGATTTGAACAGTCCGAGTCTGGCGGCGGTTCGCGTGTAGTCGACGGTCACGTTCATGGATCCCGGCTGGTTCAATGATTCCGTCCAGTCGGCCGCCGTGTAGGGCAGCCGGTAGAGATGCCGGCCGGTGACCGGCTCGTACACGTGTACCGTCAACGGGGCGAGCTGTGATGCCATGAGGTCACCTCCATGCCGGTCGTACGATCATCGACACCGCTCCCCCGCCGACGACGACGGCCGATACGACGGCGCCGCCCGGCGGGATCTGGAATGCGTCGTCATAGGTGACAATGCCCGCGCTGGGTATCATGTCCCGGAAATCCAATGCCAGATTCTGCGCATCGCCCTGCCATTGCACGCGATGCCCGGCATATGCCAATGTCAGCGAGGTCGCATGCCCCGATATTCTCACGTTTGGCCATGTGGCCGCCGTGCCGGGGTTCTGGCAGCGGATCACGCCGCCGGATGCCGTGTAGGTGACCGGCTGCCCGTATTTCAACGGGTCGGGGCAGGTGATGACCAGGCCGAATTCGAAACCCTGTTCCTTCCATCGCATGGTGGGTTCGGGGTCTGCGGCGAGCATGCCGGTGAGTTGGCGTGGGCCGGCGGCGGTTTCCTCGATGATGGTCAGGGTATGGCCGAACAGGGCGTTGATGCGGTCGCGTTCCTGTGCGGCTTCGGCGCTCGATAGGCCTCTGATTACGCAGTCGAGGCTTATCGAGCGTGGTTTCTGGGTGATGCGGCTGGGCCAGTAGTCGCCGTCCTGTTGCGGGATCGATGTGGTGGATTCTTTCATGCCGGGGGTGCCGAACAGGCCGGTGATGCCGTTCTTCTTGATGGCGTGGATGTGGTGTTTCCACCGGTAGTCGTCGCGCAGCGGGATGGTGTCGGTATCGGTGACGATGGTGATCCGGGTCACTGGCTACTCTCCTCCCCAGCCGCTTGCCGCGGCCTTGGTGCGCAGGTCGAATTCGTTGAATATGTCCGCGCTGTTCATGCCGTGCGCGTCGATGGACACGTTCACCGTGTTCCCCTCCAGCGTCCGCTGGCCGGCGGTGTTCTGCGCGGTGCCGGCTGGGTTGGTGACGGTGGCGGGTTTGACGCTCCGGTAGGCGAGTTCGACGCCGTTGGCGGCGGCTTGGGCACGCTGCATGGCGGCTTGTATCGCCTGTTCGGCCTTGCCCGCGTTGTCCGTGACGCCCTGGGCGAGCCCTTCCACGATGGCCTGGCCGGAATAGGTGGTCCATCCGCGTCCGCTGAACGGGCCGCGTTTGGCCGGCGAATGCGGGATGAACGAGCTGATCTTGTCCATCACCCATCCGATGGCATCGCCTGCGGCGTTGATCATCGACATGATGCCGTCGATCAGCCCCTGGATGATGGCCTTGCCGGCATTCCACAGCCAGGTGCCCGCGCCGGCGAGCGCCCCGAGGATGATGTCCTTGATGCCGGAGACGATGCCGCCGAGGGCTTGGACTGCTCCTGAGACGACTTGTTTGAAGCCTTCCCAGACTTGTGTCCAGTTGCCGTTGAGGATTCCGGCGATCATGTTGATGACGCCGCTGATGATGTTGACGAGGCCTTGTACGACGGTGCCGATCGAGTTGATGACGCCGGTGATGTACGGGAGGGTCGCCTGGATGGCGGGTAGCAGGGTCGCTTGGATGAATCCGATGATCGTGGTGATGATGCCGCCGACCACTGGTGCCATCTGGGTGACGGCGTCCATGATCGGTGTGAGTACGGTCGGGATGATCGGCATGAGGGTGGCGATGACCTGGCCGATGACGGGGATCAGTGCCGCGACGAATCCGGTGACGGCGGGCATGATTTGTTGGATCATGCCGCCGATCGCGGTAACCATCTGGTCGAATGTGGGTTTCAATCCGTCGAGGATGGTTTTGAACTGTTCGAGCAGCGGGTTGAGGGTCGCTCGGAATACCGATTGCAGTTGTGGGCTGGTGGCGATGAGTGCGCCGAGGCCTGCGGTCAGTATGCCGAGTGGGCCGCCGAGCATGGCCAGTGGTCCGCTCAATCCTCCGAGCAGTCCGCCGAGCAGCGGGATCTTGGATAATAGTGGTGCGATGCCGCCGGCTCCCAGTGCGAGGAATGCCGCGCCGATTGGGGCGAGTACGGTTTTGAACTGGCTTGCCAGTCCGGTGATCTTGCCGATGGCCTGTTGGATGGGTTCGGGCAGGATTTTGGTGATTTCGCCGAGCATGCTGGGCAGGGAGGCGATCAGGCTTTTGACGATGACGCCGATGCGGGGGCCGATGTTCTTGATGACGGTTCCGATGCTGGTGACGAGCTGGTTGGTGAGCTTGCCCATGTCGGCGTCGTTCTTGCCGAGTTCGGTGAGCCAGTTCTGCCAGGCCGCCTTCATGCTGCCGACGGAGCCTTCGATGGTGGTGGAGGCTTCCTTGGCGGTGGTGCCGGTGATGCCGAGGTTGTTCTGGACCTCGTGGATGGCCTGCACGACGTCGCTGAATTTGTCGATGCTCAGGTCGCCGGCTTGGCCGTTGGCCTCGCGCAGCTTGTTGGCGTCCAAGATGAGGCGTTCCATCTCGGTTTTGGTGCCGCCGTACCCCAGTTTGAGGTTGTCGAGCATCTGGTAGTTGCCGCGCGCCAGACTCTGGTAGGTCTGCTGGATGCTGCCGAGGTCGGTGCCCATCTTGTTGGCGTTATCCGACATGTCGACCATGGCGGTGTTGCCGAGTTCGGCGGCCTTGGAGGTGTCGCCGCCCAGCGAGCTGATCAGCGAGGCGCTGAAGCTGGTGATCTGCGCCATGTAGTCGTTCGCGGATACGCCGGCGTTCTTGTACGCGTCGGCGGCATACGCCTGCACGGTCTTGGATGAATCCTTGAACAGGGTGTCGATGCCGCCGACCGCCTGCTCGTAGCTGGCATACGCGCCGACGGCGCTTTTGCCCACCCCGATCAGTGCGGTGCCGAGCGCCCCCACGCCTGCGGCCAGGCCGCCGACACTGAGCGTGGCCAAGCCCTTGACGGAGTCGCCCACGCTCGACAGTTTCGCCTTGATGTCGGTGCCGACCGCTCTGAACGCGCCTTTGATGCCGTTGGCTGCGCTCGACGCCATGGGGGCGATTTTGTCGAACACGTTGCCGACCGCGCTGCCCACGGGGGCGAGGTATCCGCCGATCGCGCCGCCAACCGCCTTGAACGGCGTGGCGATGGTGCCGGCGAACTTGCCGATGGCGGCCTTGGCGGGCGCGAACCGCTGGTTGAGACCGTAGGAGAAGTCGGTGCCGAGCTGCTTGGCGATGGCGGCGCCGTTCTTGAACGGAGCGGCGATCATGCCGCCCCATTTGCCGACCGTTCCGGTGATGGTGCCGGTCAGCTTATGGACCGCGCCGCCGATCCTGCCCATGACGCCCGCACCGTCGAGCATGGCCATGTCGGCGTTGACCCACCCGGCGCGGAACTTGCTCAACCCGCTGGTGATCGGACCGCTGATCGCGCCGGCGAGGCTGCCGAACGCTCCGGCCAACCCGGTGGCGTTGTCCTTGCCTGCATCCAAATCCCGGAATCCCATCTTGAATCGCGCGAACATGCTCTGGTTCGCGATGGCGAGCGCTTTGGCTTGTGTTTCCGCGTCCTTCTGAACGGTGGAGAGGGTTTCCTGGGCGGATTTGAGGTTGCCGGTGGCTGCGGCGAGTTCGACGTCGGCGAGTTTGACGCGTTCGCGTGCCGCTGCGAGTCGTTGTGATGCGGCGGCTGCCTGTGCGCTGTCGGCGCCGTGCTGTTTGACCGCGTTCGCGTATGCGTTTTCGGCTTGGATGGCTGCTGCGGTGGTGGTCTGCTGCTTGATCCTCGCTTTGGAGACCGCGGCGGAGGCGGAGGCGACGTCTTTGGAGAGTTGTTTGACCTGGTCGCCTCCGACGTTTTTCATGGCGTCCTTGGCGGTGGTGCCGAGTTCCTTGCCGAGTTGTTTGCCGGCTTTCGTGCCGGCGCCTTTGAGGGAGTCGGCGAAGCCTTTGGCTCCTTCGCGTCCGGAGCCCGCCATTTCGTTTTTGACGGTTTTTTTGAATCCGGTCATGACGGGGAATACGCGGACGGCTCCGGTGCCGACGATCTTCGCCATGGTGGTCTCCCTCTATTCGGTTATGTCCTCGATGGTGGTGGGGATGATGATTTCCTCGTCCAGCTCCGCGAGCGCCTTGTTGATCTCGTCCGGTGTGGTTTTCGCGGCTTCGATCTGGTTGCGGTGGCGTTGCATGGTCCATGGCATGATGTTTTCGGCTGCTTTGCCGTCGCCTATGGTGGCGGCGAGTTGGAGCAGGTCGATGAGTCGTGCGGGGTATGCCCAGTCGGCGAGTTCGGCGCACAGGGGGTTGCCGGGGTCGTCGAGGAGTTGGCCGGTGAGGTCCCAGGCTTCCCTGTAGGCGATGGCGGTGCCGATCTGGTTGGCGCTGATGTTGTAGCGTTCGCGGAATGTGGCCGTGAACGCTTGCCGGTGCTCATGGTGGAGGCGGGCGAGGGCTGTTATTTTTCCAGGACGAGCTGGTTGAGTTTTTGGAAGGTTTCGAAGTATTTGTTGGCCATGTCGATCATGGATGGTGTGGGTTGGGCGAGGAATTTCTTTGCGTCGTCCTTGCCGGCGATTTTTTCGATGAGGCGGGTGAACTGGTCGACGCTGGATACGTCGCCTTCGGTGATGTCGTTGACGTCGTCGAGGCTGAGGTTCAGTGGCATGCTGATGATGGTGCCGTCGGGGAATTTGCCGTAGAAGTGGTTGTCGCCGATGGCGTATTTGCATTTCGCGGCCTGGGCGAGCTGTTTGAGTGCGGCTTCTTCCTGTTCGCTGGTCCAGTCGTCGAAGTCGATGTCGGGGATGGTGTTGGTGGTCATGGTCGGGTGCCTTTCGATGATCGTGGGGACTGCATGGGTTTGTCGGGTTGGTGGGGGTCTCCCGCAGCGACCCGACTGCGTTGCGGGAGACGTTTTGGTTAGGCGGCTGCGGCCACGGGTATGGTCGTCGTGCCGCTGGTCTTGGCGCCGATGGTTGCGGTGACTTTGGCGGTGCCCTCCTTGATGAGGGTGAGCGTGTTGCCGTTGACCGTGGCGATGGCCGTGTCCAGTGACGTGAAGGTCGCCTGGCTTGTGGCCATGCTGCTGGTGCCGTCCGTGTAGGTGGCTTTGGCGCCGAGCTTGAGCGTGGCTCCGGCTTTGAGGTTCGTCGGCAGCGTTCCTCCGGTTTCGGAGGTGACCGTCACCGACGTCAGGGTTTTGGGGCGACGAGCCATTCGCGGTAGAATCCGCCCCATTCGTCGTTGCGGATCCAGTCGAAGGTGACGGCGTTGCCGCCGGCCTCGCCTCGTGTGCTCTGGTCGGGTTCGACGGTCTGGATGCGGCCGAGGCCGTTGCGGCGCAGGCTCATGCCGTTCTTGCCCTTCAGCACCTCGAACATGGGGAAGGTGCTGTCATTGTCGCCATCGACGGTGATCATGCCGTTGGCATCCGGGGTCTTGCCGGTGGTGAGCTGGCGGACGACGTCGTTGAATTCGGCGAGCGTGACCTGCAGGGTGCGGCTCTTGGAGCCTCCGAGCTTGTAGCCTTCCTGGAAGAATTCGATGTCGTCTTCCTTGTCGCCGCCGTCCTGCGGGCCGCCGTCCTGTTTGAACAGGCCGACCTTGACGTAGCCTTCTGGGAGCACGAGCGGTGTGGCCGCGCCTGCCGCGGGTTCCACCCATTTGGCTTCGCCGGTGAGCTGCACGGCGAGGAAGCCGGTGATGGGCACGAAGACCTTGGTAAGGTCGTTGCCCTCGACGTCTGCTGTCATGATGATTTCCTTTCCAAAAAATCCGGTTATTCTGTTTCGCGTATCTCGCCCATGCAGTGGTATTCGACGGTGAGATACGAGTGGGCCACGTCGGCCGTGTCGGCGATCGGATAGGGGCCGCTGCACGCCTCCACGCTGGTGATGGGGCTTGCCGCGGCCTGGCTGATCGTCGGATCGGTGAGGAGCGCGGCGATCAGGCGCGCGAGGTCGTCGCACTCCCGGTCGTTCTGACGGGTTCCGGCGCGGATGTTGACGGCGAGTTCCTGGTCCCATTGCACGAGGTCGTATTTCGTGGGCGTGAGCTCGTCGACCGTGATGAGCGGCCTGGCGAGCGGGTAGGGCATGGTCTTCGGGGTTTTGGTGCCGATGTCCACGTCATGGCCGAGCCGGCCGAGCCGGCCCGCCAGGTATTCCACGGCCCAGCGTTTGAGGTCGGCGGGCAGTACGATGGTCGTCATTTCACCTGCCTCATCGCGTTGGCGAGCGTGTGGTGCTTGGTTTCGACGGCCATCGCGTAGTCCTCCTCGCTGCTGACCACCTGCCATGCGTTGCGGTTCCTGAATTCGACGTGCTCCACATACAGGCTGTCCCGGTAGTTGCCGGTGACCACGGGCGCGGTGGCGACGGCGATCTGCAGGGCCTGTTTCGCCTTTTCCTCGCACATCCCGTCGATGCCGGGCTCCTTGAGGATCGTGTCGAAGTACGCCTGGTTGAAGTGCATGTCGGTGTCGCCCATCTTGGCCATCAGCCGCCTCCCGCCACCTGTTCGAGGTCGGCGACCAGGGTGGGCCGCCAACCGGTGTAGGGATTCCTGTCGGAAGCAGGGATCCCGGTCACCCGCCACGTGTCGCCGTTGATGATGATCCGGTCGTGGACCTTGATGTCGATGTCCGGATCCGGGACGATGAGCTGCTTGTCGCTCACGATGCCCTGGTCGCGGGGTTCGCTTGTGGCGGAGTCGACGCTGGAACGGCTATACAGATACCCCTCGAACGCGAGGACGAGCGGGTTCGACCAGTCCTCGTCGTAGACGAGGCCTCCGTCGCCCATGATCGGCCGGGCCCGCTGCCGGGTCATCGGCGTGAGGCTGGCCATGCCGAAATCGCTGATCTCATTGATGCTGTCTTCGAAATTCATCGTGGCCCCCAGTTCAGTCGATACGGGTCGAGCATGGACTGTTCGACCTGCAGGAGCTGCACGCCGAGGGTGGTGCCCCCGTAGGTGAGGTAGCTGACCGATGCGCCGTTGACGGACTGGCTGGCCACGCCGGGCTGGGTTCGCGCCCTCTTGGCGAGGGTGCGCAACAGTTCGGCGATTTCCGGCACTTCGTCTCGCGGATACCCGTGGTTGAGCGTCACGGTGACGCTTCCGGGCCTGTCCGGCCAGCATCCCGTGCGCAGCTGGATGGTGCCGGCCACGCTCCAATCAATCCGGTCGACGAGTTCCCTGCCGTCGACAAGGATGCTTGTGATGGAGTTGACGTGTTTGGACGGCAGCGTGAGGATGCTGCCACCGTAGGCGTCGACCTTGAGCGTCTCGTCGATATCGGGGGTGACGTGCCAGCCGCAGTAACGGCGGATTGATGCCTGTGCGGCCTTCATCCACCATTGCGTGTCGATCTGGGGATTGCCGTCGACGATGTCGGGAATCGGCATGGCTGGCTCCTTCCATCAGGCGGTGGCCGTGGTTACGGGGATCGCGGCCGTGGAGTTGTCGGTCTTGGTCAGGGTGCCGCCGGTTATGTTGCCGTCGGAACCCCTGGTCAGGCTGATGGATTTCACGCCGACTCCATCCGTACCTGGAGTGCCCGGATCGCCTTTGGCTCCTGCCGGAATGCCGATGGTCAACACCCCGTTGGCGAGTGTCGCGGTGGGAGCCGTGCCGGCGGCGAGCGCGGTGGCTTTGACGCTGGTGATTTTCTGGCCTCCGCCTGAGAGGTCGAGGGGTTTGCCGTCCGCGTCGTACAGGGCGATTTCGCCGACTGCGGTGGTCGGGTCGAGTGGCTGTTGGACTATGCGGAATTGTGCCGCTGTCATTCAGGCCTCCTTTTTGGTGGCCTTCGTGGCTTTGGCGTTGGCCTTGGCCTCGTCTGCGGTGAGTACGCCCGCCACCGGTTCGATGGTTTCGGATTCGGGCTCGGGTTGCGGGGTTTCCACGGGTGCCTCGATTGCGGGAGGTTCGGTGGCCGCGTGGCGTGGCGCGTCTTCGGGGCGGTAGCGGATGCCGTTGATGACCTGCATTGCGATTTGGCTGCTCATCACTTGGCCTCCAGTACGACGAAGTTGGCGGGGCGCCAGATGACCTGTGCGGCGCGCAGTTCGGCGCGTACGTAGGTGAGGTTGCGGCTGGCGTAGTCCTTGTGCTGGTTGAATGCTTCGACGGTCAGGCCGCTGCGGTCGAGCAGGGCCATCTGGCGGAAGTCGCCGACGATGGCCTTGCCGGCTGCGATCTGGTCGCATTCGACGAGCGGGCGGCCCCATACGGTGGTGGGGCCGGTGCCGAAGGGGCCGTTGCCCATGAATCGCTTGTTGACGTCGGTCATGAGGTCGATCTTCTCGGCGTCTTCGGGGTTGACGAGGATCGCGGACGCGGTGGCGCCTACGGCGCGCAGCTTGGTCAGGGACTGGCGGATGGCGACCACGAGGTTGCGCGCCTCGTCGTCGGCCTTGGTCCAGTTCCCCGCCTGCACGCCGGTGGTGTTGAGCAGGCCCTTGGGCTGGCCGTTGGTGCCGGTGCCGTTGAGCAGCATGTCGGCGAGCTTGAGCTGGAAGCTGTAGTCGAATTCGTTCTGCAGGAAGCTGGCCATGGCGGAATCGTCTTCGAGCAGCTGGTTGGTGACGGTGTAGCCGTCGGCGTAGCCGTAGACCTTCGCGTCGGCGAGCGCGGTGGCGAATGTGGACTGTGGTTTCTGCGTGTCGGTGGCGTCGTCGCCGGTGTTTTCGGGGATGATTCCGGTGTTGCGGGTGACGCTCAGGATCTGCAGGTATTCGAAGTCGCCTTTGGTGCTGCCTCGGCTGATGAGGTCGAGCAGGGTGATGGCGGGCCGGTTGATCAGGTCGACGGCTGGCATGCGTGTGGGCTGCAGGTGGGCGATGGGCGTGCCGATGGCGTTGCCGGCCTTGGCCTGGAAGTATTCGTCCATGGTGCCGATGCGGGTCTTGTCGATGCGGATGGCGCCGCCGGTGCCGAGTGTGTCGGCGGTCTTGTGCCAGGTCTTGTAGGCGAGGCCGCTGACGAATCGCTGGCCGAGGTCGTGGCCTTCGAGATTGTCCTCGTTCTTTTCGGCTTCGCCGAGGCTCTTGGTGTCGCCGGTGAGGATGCCGTCGAGTCGTTTGGTGTTGGCTTCGGCGTTGGCGAGTACCTGCTGGAGGGTTTCGGCCTTGGTACAGGTGTCGTCGAATTCCTTCTTTTCCGCGGCGGTGAGGTCGCGGTGCTCGTTGTCGGCGTTGGCGAGGATTTCCCGTGCGGTTTTCTTGAGGTCGTTGATCTGCTGCTGGAGATGCATTATGGGTGTTCCTTTCGGAGGGTGTGGTTGGTTTATTGGAGGTTGAGGAGGCGCAGGCGGCGTGCGGCGTCGGTTTTGCGCGGGGCGGGATCCGTGGCGGCGGTTTTCTCGTCGTGTTCCGGCTGCTGGTCGGGGTCGAGGCCGAGGACGGCTTTCTTGGCGCTGACCTCGGTTGCCTGGTTCATGCCGATCGGGCATATGGAGACCTCGTATAGGTCGAGCCGGCGCAGCTCGTAGTAGCCGGGGCTGATGGTGCCGTCGTCGTTTTTCCGGCTGTCGACCCATGCGCCGTCCTCGATGTCGAACGCGAAGCTCATCTGGCTGACGCGGTTCTCCTTGAGGAGTTTGGCGACCTGTTTGCCGAGTGCGGTGCCGGTGTCGATGTCGCCTTCGACCTTGAGCCCGTGCTCGTCCTCGATGGCGCTGGTGGTCAGGCCGAGGTTCTTGAACGGGTCGTCGGTGTCGTGGTTCCAGTAGACGGGGATTCCGGCGCCATGATCCGGGTATCGGCTGGCGAGGGTCTGGGTGAACGCGCCCTTGACGATCTTGTCGCCGCCGAGGTCGATGTTGCCGAATACGGCGGCGTAGCCGGTGAATCCGGTCGTTTCGCCTTCCTCGTTGGTGCGCGCCTTGACCGGCGTGCGTATGGTCTTGGTCAGCATCATGGCTGTCCTTTCTCTGGTTCGCTGGTTGGCAGTTGGGCGTCTCCCCTGCTTTCGGTCTGCCCGTCGTTGGGGCTGGTCTGGCCGCCGATGAGCACGTTGAGCGGGGTGACGAGGCCTTCGCCCTCGTCGAGCTTGGTCCTGTTGAGGAGTTCGCGTGCCTCGTTGGTGGTGAATATGGGTCGGCCCGTGGCGGTGACGAGCGCCTTGTATTGGGCTTCGGGATCGCCGCGCAGTTGGGCGTCGCGGTCGAATTCGAGGTATACGCCCTTGTCGTAGATCTGCAGTCGGTCGCGCAGGCACAGGTTCAGGGTCTGCTCGAGGCTGACGATGTACGGGTCCAGGTAGGTGCCGTAGAGCATCTGTTTGAAAGCGGTGAGGTTGCTGAAGTTGCCTTCCCTGATGCCGATGATCTCGGGTGGGATGCCGTAGGCGTTGGCCACGTCGATCTTGACCTTGTCGCGGGCGTTGAGGTCGTCCACGTCGATGGGTTTGAACCCGTTGAGGGCGGTGGCATGCATGCCGTCGTCCAGGAGCATGCCGCCGCCGGCCCCGCTTTGCCCGCTGGTGAATTGCTTCATGCCGCGTTGGAAGCGTTCGCGGGAGGTGGCGTCGGGCCATGGCTTGTCGCGTTCGATGACGAGCGGGCTTCGGATGCCGTGCCGGTTGACTTCGGCGCGGTATTTCAGGCTCGCGTCGTATTCCTCGAGGATTTCCCGCAGGCGTCGACGTTTGGGTTCGCCTTTGCCGCTGGCGAACGCATAGCCGACGTTCATGATGATGCCGTCCGTGTGGATGTCGAACCGGGCGGGGTTCGCGGGGTCGATCCATACCTTGGCGCCGGTGGGTTCGTCGAAGTCGTCGACGGTGGGCCTCCAGCGGCGGGCGGGGATGCGTTTCAATCGCAGGCCGTTGGCGGTTTGGTCGATGATGGCGAGGTACCGGTCGGCCAAGAGGCCGTCCTGGATGAGCGCGTACCAGAACATGCTGGGTGGTATGGCGGGGTTGCCGCTCGGGTTGGCGACGAGCACGGCCAGGGGGCCTTCCCTGACGCGGCTGCGTCCGCCGTCGGGTTCGCGTTTGTAGACCTTGAGGGGCAGGCTGCTGATCATGCGTGCGATGAAGTCGGTGACCTCGCGCAATGGGTGGCTTTTCACGCCGTGCCCGTCGGGTTCCGCGTCGTAGGAGAGGAGTGGCTGGCCGGCGTCGACGACTTCGATGTTGTTGGCGGCCGTCCAGTCGTTGAGCAGCCCGTTGTGTTCGAAGTAGAGTCCCGCCATCAGTCGGCCTCCGGTGCGATTTGGATGAAGTCGATGCGTGTTTCGGGCAGGAGGATCAGGCCGTCGGCGCCGGTGGCGCCGGTGACCGGGTCCACTACGCTGGCGTCCTTGAGTTCCAGCCATCCGCATGAGTATGCGGCGAGCCGGCCTCGCCAGGTGACGGTGTCGATGCGGGCGACGATGCGTCGTCCGATGGACCTGCGCAATGGGTGGCGTGAAAGCATGCTGGTTCCTTTCGTCAGAAGGTGAGGAGGTCGTATTGCTCGTATGCGCTGTGTTCCGGTTCGACCGGTTCGCAGGTTTCGAGCCCGTAGAGGGCTACGGTGATGGCGGCGACGCCGCTGATGTCGACGATCGACCGGCGTCGGTCCCATGCCTCGTTTTCGGCGATGACCTTGGTGACGCCGCCTTCGATGGCCTGGTCGACGAGTGGCTGTGGAGCGTGGATGAGCCGGTGTTCGCGCACGCGGTCTCGCAGGCGGCCGGTCGCGAGGCCGATGTGGCTGCCGTCGATCCCGTGGACGGTGAAGCCGAGCTGCTTCATGGGTTCGATGAATTCCATGGCGGGGCATCCTTTGGATTGGATGGCGACCTCCCACATGCCGGATTCCTCGGCCAGATGCTGCATGTATTCGGGCACCCACATCAGGCCTTTGCGGCGTTCGCGCAGGCTGACCACGGGGTTGCCGTTGGCGTCGAGCACGGCGGCGGCGATCCAGGTGTGGGATCGGTCGACGCTCACGTCGATTCCCCACACGGTGCGTGCACCGGTGGGGATTCGGATGTCGAATGGTTTGGCCAAGGTGTTCGTCCAATCGTTGGCGTCGATGTAGCCTTCGACCTTCGCGGTGACCCATTGGCAGAGGTCTTCGGTCCGGTAGCCGGCGTCGGTCATGCCGGGGATGTCGGCGAGCACGCCTTCCACTGTCTGCGAGCCGAATCCGATGCTGGGGTTGGATTGGAGTATCGCTTCCAGATCGTCCTTCGGGCAGTCGGGTTCGGCGCTCCATTCGAACAGTGCGAGGGAGCAGTCGTGGCGGCCTGCGTATTCGGCGGCGTCCATGAGTCCTGATTCGACGGTGCGGTGCCAGGAGTCGATGAATTCGAGTGCCGCGTCGCGCTGTTGGATGAGTACCACGCTGGTGCTGTCGCCCGCGTTGCTGATGCCCCAGAGTTGGCCGTTCCAGAAGCTCTTCATGGTCGGGCTCAGCGCGTTCCATGCGGCCCAGTCCTTCTGTTCTCGCAGTTCGTCCATGATGACTCGGGCTGCCGGCTTGCCTCGCGCGTTTTTCGCGGCGCGGATCTCGTAGACTGCGAGCGTTCGGCTTTTGATGTATTCCTTGCCGTTCGTGTCGCTCACTTTGGCGGTCGCGGCCTGCAGGGTGGGGATGGCGGCGGATTGTTCCTCGATGGTTTCGGGTTCGGGGTCGCACCAGAGTTTGACGCTGTTCCATGGTTCTCGGGCGATGTCGAGGTTCTGCGCGGTGCCGACGATCTTGAATCTCAACGGGGGCACGCGGTCGGGGTGGCGTTGGCTGTCCACGTGCAGCCACCATGAGGCGAGCACGCTGGCCACCAGGGTCTTGCCGTTCTGCCGGCCGACGAGCACGATGATGCGCCGGTACCGGTAGGTGATCCCGTCCTCCAACAGCTCCAACGCGTGGATGAGCAGCCACTGCTGCCACGGGTAGAGTTCGATGTGCAGGATCTGGCGAGCGTAGTCGATGACCTCGAAGCCCAAGGATGTGTCCGGGGTGAGCTCGCGCAGCGGCTTCGTCCACAGCCTCGGTTCGGTGCGGCCGTAATGCTTCGACATGGCTGCTCCGATCCTCCCAGGTCTAGATGCCGAACTTGCGGCGACGGAACGCCGTGAGCTCGTCCACCGGCTCGCTGTCCGATTCGGCCGCTGCGGCGCCGGCGTACTCCTTGAGCTGTTTCCTCGCCGCGGGCGTCGCGCCGAGCTCTCGCAGCACGTTCATCAGGTGAGGCACCAGATACAGGGCCTTGGTGACCTCCTGCCCCTGGCCGTGGCGCAGCGCGTAGTCGATCTGCCGGGCCACCGCCCGTCCGGTCGCCACCAATGCGGAATCCGCGTCGGTGATGGCCAGCGCCTTGAGCGTCGCCTCATAGCTGGCGGTGATGCCCTCATGATCGCCAGGCTTGTCCAATAGGCGCATGCGCTTCTCCGACAGGGACAGGCACGTGCTCATGGCCGCGGAATCACCCTGCTTGGCCAAGGGGTATTCGATCCTGAACATGGCGTCGATGCGTTCCAGCTCGAGCTGGCGTTCGGTGTCGTAGTCCTTGCCCTTGCGCTTCTCGGCCAGGGCACGGCGTATCGCCGCCTCGGCCGACGTGACGGTCTTGAAACCAAGCTCGTCACGAATCCTTTGCAACGGTTCGGCGCCCATGAACATGTCAAGAGCCCGCTGATCCTTGGAAGCACTCATAATCAACCCCCAATCAGCCGAACTGGCGGCAAAAACAACCCAATTACCAACCAAACGAACCGAGCCACCGGAAAACAACCGGAAAAATACGCCCCTCAGAAACGGCGGAATAAAACCGATTCCGAGCCATCGCGCGCGATAGGGTGGCCAGGTCAGGAGAGAGAGGTCTGGTGCGCGCGGGAGGGGAGGCCCCCCGAAACCGTCTGGCAAATCCGAACGCCCCTACCCCATCGGCGTCGGGTCAGACGCCCAACGACGTGTAAACGATCGCGCCGGACGCACGGAACGCATCAAGCACCATCTCGATGTGGTCATCGCGCTCGCCGATGTGAAGCACGGCGCGGGCACGCCGGCCACGGGCCAGGCCGATGGGCGCGAACGCCTCAAGCCTGCCTTGCTGCGCGGTCACGGACCGCAGATGCCCGGCCTTGGCGAGCGTCGGCCGGAGCTTGGCCTTGCGCGTGAGATGCCTGACCTTGTTGTATTCGGCGCGCACCGGCGGCATGTATCGGCCGATGATCAGTATCGTGCACGACGGATCCTCGTCGAGCATCATGGCCAATCGTTGGCAGATGCTGTGGTCGTTGTCCATGACGCAAGTCCTTTCGATTGGTCGGCTACCACCAGGCGGGGATGACATCGCCCAGGTCGAGCCGGGGCTGGCCGGCACCGCGCTCGCGGTTGCATTTGCGGTGTGAGTGGCGGAAGCCTGCGGGATCGTCCTGCAGGTCTGGATAGTCGCGCACCGGATAGTAATGGTCGAGCTCATGGCTCATGTCCGTGGTGCCGGGCGGCACGCTGTAGTCGATGCGGCCACGGCATATCCAGCAGTCGGCTGCGGGATCGTCTAGGGCGTCCAGCCGTTTGCCGTCTTCGAAGAATGCCTGTTTGGCTTTTTTGAATGCCCTGTTGTGGGTACGGTTCGAACTCATGCCGGTACCTTGGCTGGATATGCGAGAGCCCCGAAACGGTTGTCCGTTCGGGGCTCTCAGAAGATTTGATTAATGGTGCTTACACCAAACACCACATGTAGCATGTATACCGCGCCAAATCGGATTGCACCAGCCCCTTCGGCGTGTCGCAAGCCCAGCGCCCAGTTTATTTGCCGTTGAGCTTGCGCAGGATGCTCCCGATCTGGTAGGTGCGACGACCATCGGCATCCTCCGGCCCCACGATGATCTGCCCGTCCTTCGCCCAGCGTTGGATGCTGCGCTTCGACACCTTGAGCCCCCATGACTTGAGCCACCGGCTCAGCTCCCCCGCCGTGAACGTCTTCGTGCTCACGGACAATCGCCTCAGCGTCTCGGCCCTCAGCCAAGTCAGATCGATGAGACCACCGCACTCATCGCAATACGCGACCTTGGCCGACAACGACGCATACACCTGAGCCTCGCACGACGGACACTCACCCGCCCACGTGCGAGGCTCACGAGGCACGAACATCCGCCACGCCTCGCCAATCAGCTCATGACCGGTCACCGCGAGCTGAGCCGCACCAGCCACCCGGGCGAACCCATCCATGTTCACCAGCCCGGTGATCAGGCTCACCGTGCTCTCATCCTCACGCCGACGCACACCGGCCAGCAGATACACGCTCAGACCATAACGTCGAATCCGCTCAAGCAAATCAAACGGGCGCTCGCTGATCGGCAGCGGGGCGTTGCCCTGATTGCCTTTGGCTCCCTGGTTCCGTGGTGAGGGACTGGCCTGTTTCGCCGCCACCAACTCCAGATCGGGGATCAGACCGGCCAGCTGCAGCATGTCCGTCTGCCAGCACCAGGCGCACGCCTTGCACACATAGTCATCATCGGCGAGCGCGGTGGTGTTGCAGACTGGGCAGATTCGCTGTTTTTGGTTCATGTGGTCTTCTTTCTTGGGTTGCGGGGTTTGTAGAGTTTTTCCTCCCCAGATGCCGGTGAGGTGGTGGCTGTTGATGGAGTGGGTGTTGGCGTAGTGTTCGCAGTTTTGTTGGACGGGGCATGTGGCGCAGATTCGTTTTGCTGCTTGTTCTTCGGCGGGTGTGCTGGGGAAGAACAGGTCTGGGTCTGCGGTTTTGCAGGCGGCGTGTGGCAGTCAGTCGGTCTCGCTCATCATTGGAATACCCAGATGCCGAGTTTGATGATGAGCAGGACGACAGCTGCCGCCCATCCGGTGACGGTTACGATGCTGGCGATGTTGACGAGGATGTCGGTGATTCGATTCGGTTTGTTGCTCATTGTCGTCCTATTCGATGGTGTATTCGCGTGGGTGTTCGTCTCGCTGGTTTTGTCGTTTGATGCGGCTGATGAGTCGTTGGGCCGCACGGTCGGCTCCGTGACTGGTTAGGGCCCACGTGTGGTGTCGTCGTTCGTATTCGCGGCGGGTGCCGTCGGTGGCGAATTCGTTGATGAAGATGTCGTATCCGATGCCGGTGCGGATGATGGTGACTTTGTATGTGTGTTTCAGGATTGCCATTGTGGTTCCTCCGGTATGTCTCGATCCAGAACTTGTGCGAGGAACTTGTTGAGTGCCTGCACGTCCCGCCAAATCGATTTCATGTTCTCCGGAGTCGGCGAAGCGGATTTTGAATTGTCCTGCTGGCGCGACTCCCATCATGAGCGTGGCGTAACCTTTGGTTTCGATTTCGATGGACTGTTTGACGCTTATTCCGTCCATCCTTTGTCGGCTCCGTCCGCGTGGTCCCAGTCGCAGGAGATGCCGGCGTTGCTGTCGTGTGCGATACAGGTCACGCGGCGGCTGTCCGGCATCGTGATCGTGCAGGTTTCCCACTGGGCGTTGTAGGTGGAGCATTCGCTCTGGGTCACCGCTTCGGTGTGTTTATCAGCCGAAGAGTCGATGGGAGTGCCCTCGCATCCGGCGAGCGCGATGATGCCGAGGATGGTGCAGATAAGCGTGCTGATTCTTGTGGTTTGTTTCATGATTCTTTTCCTTGTGTCGTTACCGTGGCTGGGCGGAATGGGGCGAACATGCTGATGCTGCCGGATTTGATGGAGTGCTTGGCTATCTCCAAGTCCCCCATGCTCCAGTCGCCGTCCTCGCGGATGCATACCGCCGTGTCGCTGGAGATCCACCAGAGATTGTCCGTGTTGTCGTACCAGAGTCCGTCATGGTCCGGCAGCTGCGTCGTACAGTCGTGCGCTTCGGGGCCTTCTTCGTCGGCGTCTCCGAGGAATGCCTTGGGCGTGAATGTCAGACTGATCTGGCAGTTGGCGGCGAGCGCCGTTTTGATGAGGCTGATGATGCCGTCGTTGTTCATGGTTTCTGTCCTTTCTGTGGTTATCGGTGGTCTTGTGTGACGGTGAGTGTTCGGATGTGTGGTTGGAGGATTGCCGTGCCGTGTTTGGGGTTGAGGGACAGGATGCGCAGTTGTCCGAGGCAGAGGTCTCGGTCGTGGAGCACGAACCTGGTGAGCTGGTATTCGGGGGTGAATGGCGGGATGGCTTTGAGGTATCCGTCGATGATCGTGCCGTCCACGGTGGTGATGATGCACCGGTGGCCGTCGAGCTCTTCGGGTGTGGCTGTCCGCCAGTCGATGGTGGCTTGCATGCTGCCCATCACGCGGCCTCGTCCAGTTCGCCCCGGTCGATGGCCTGGCACAGGAGTTCCACGATGCGGGCCGCGTCGGTGCCCTGGGCGAGCAGTCGGGTGACGTGTGGCAGCCAGCGCAGGCGCTCGCCGTCGTCGGGTTGGCGGTTTTTGAGCGGTGTGCTGGTGTCGAGGATTTTGCGGGCTCGGCGTTCGAGTTCCGTGGCTTGGTCGCTGGCTGTGGTCGTGGTTTCGGTTGGGGTGCCGATGTTGAGTTCGCGGCCGCGTTTGAGCCAGTTGCGGTAGGCGGCGGCGAGGTCGTATGGGATTTTCCCGTTGGCGAGGCAGGCGTCCTTGAACTTTCCGAGTTCCCAGTCTGGGTCGAGCCCGTAGCTGGCGGCGAGCGCGGTGAGGTCCGGTGTCGGCCGGTAGAGGGCGAGCGCCTGTTTGCGGGAGTCGAACGCTTGTTCGATGGTGATTTTTGTTTTTTGCGTGCGAGTACTCTCTCTTGGTGGTTCTAATGATGGTTCTTTAAGAGATTGGGTGTCATGGGTGACACCCCGTGAAGTCATGGGTGACACCCCGTGATAGTCACCGGTGACACCCCGTGAGGTCATGGGTGACACCCCGTGGTCGGATTGCGGGGTGTCATGGGTGCTACCCCGTGAATCTGACGGGGTGTCACTGGTGCTACCCCGTTTTTTCGTGGTTTGCTGCTTTTTGCGTTTTTTGTATTCGACGTGGTTATGGCCGTCGAGGGTGATGTGGTAGACGTAGGGGCTTCGGTCTGCGCGGTAGCGGGTGCCGTAGTCTTCGTCTCGGGTGATGAGCCCGTGGTCTTCGAGGTAGCGCAGGGCTCGTTGCACGGTGCTTGCGCTGGCCTCGCCTTCGGCCATGAGCCGGTCGATGCTTGGCCATGCGCGGTTGTTCTCGTCCGCGTAGTCGCACAGGATCAGCAGAAAGAGTTTGGCGGAGCGGTCGCCGACCTTGATTCGTTTCGCGCGTCCGTAAAGCAGTGAGCTCATGATTCCCCCTCATAATAGAAGACCTGTTGCGTGGATGCGGCGGGCCGGTATGGTTCGCCTTCGGTGATGTCGGCGTCATCGGTTGTCTCGGGTTCGCCGGTGGGTATCTTCCACCCGAATGCGGGTGGTTCCTCGAGGATCCACAGGTGGCGCATGTTGGCGACGTTCTGGACGAGGTGTTGCGGCGGGTAGCATTCGACGGCCCACACGTCGGGGCCCATGGTCTCGTTCTTGATCTGCTGCAATGCGTCCCAGCTGATGCCGTCGCGGTATTCGAGCGTGTATTTGTCGAGCTGGACGCGCGTGATGGCCAGTCGCAGCAGTCCGCTGGCTTGGTCGCGGAACAGCATGGCGCTGTAGTCGCGACTCCTCCAGCAGCGCAACGGCCGTCCGTCCGGATCCCCGATTTCGACGTCGTCGAGCCAGTCCATCGATTGTTCGACCATGTGACGGGATTTCACGCGGTTCTTCTCGTTTTCGACCCATCTGCCCATGTGATGTCACCTCTTGAGTAGTTTGAGGGCGGTCTGGTGGCCGGTGTCGGTCAGGCTCCAGTTGCCTTCGATGTCCGGTTGTATGAGCCCGCGCTCCTCCAGGCTGGCGAAGGTGCGCGAATTGTTTTCGTATGCGGGGTAGGCGTTGCGGTTGAGCATGGCGATCAGTGTTTCGACCATGGTCGGCGAGAGTCGTTGGCGGCTCATGGCATGTCCTCCACTCGGGTCCACAGTCGTCGGCTGGCCGATGACACCGCCTTGCGGGTTTCACGCAGTCGGGCGAGCGTAATGGTCAGGTCTTCGAGCACGTCCTCGGGAGCGCCCTGGTCGCGCAACCGGCCCATGCTGGTGGCCAGCTGGTCGATCAGCATTCCCATGGCATCGAGTGCGCCGCACGCCGCCGCCCACTTGCAGCGCTGGCGTGCCGTCTGGCGTCTACTCGGCATCATGATCGTCGTCATGGCCGTCTCCTTCCTTCATAACCTCGATGAGACTTCCGGCGAGCGCCTGCGTTTCCGCGTCGCTGGGCTTGTATCCGAGCAGTTCGAGGGCTTGGTAGTAGTCGTTGATGTGTTGCAGGCTGTCCAGCTGGTTTTTGTTGGTCCATGCCCCGGGGTTGATGTCGGCTTCGCGGCGTGCGAGCAGAATGAGGATGAGTTGGAGTTGGCGTGTGTTGCCTGTGCGGGCTCGTCGGCGCAGTTCGTCAAGGTTTTTGCCTGTGGTTATGTGCCAGATGCCGTTGTCGGGGTCTTTGCCGGTGATGGGCAGTGGCGTGGTCATGCGGTTGTAGGCGGCGATGGCCTTGTCGGACCAGTTGATGTCGCCGGAGCCTGCGGGGAACCGGTATTCGTCGTTGCCGAGGATTTCGCCGTCTACCAGGTGCAGGAGGGCCTGTTGCATCATGGGTTTCTTCCATGTGTTCTGGGTTTTGCGGATCCATTCGGCGCGCAGTGCCTGGCTGGCGTCGTGCAGTTCCCGTGCCTTCTTCGTCTGTTCGCGCGCATGGGCTCGGCGTTGTTTTTCGGCTTGTTTCGCCCGGTTGGCGTTGTCGATCTGGTCTTGGGGGATGCGCTCGTAGACGATGGCCCTGTGGTCGGTCTCGTCGAGCCCGATGATGGCATTGATGTTCGGCTTGTCGCCGGTGAGCTTCTGCCATTGTTTTTCGAAGCTGGTGTTTTGGATGTTGGTGATGCAGGTTGAGTATTGGTAGCCTTCCGGCGCGTCATTCCACCAGTTCGAGGGTGCTTGGCAGGTTTTGAGGCCGGCACGGTGCATGTAGTCGAGCGCCTTGTTCATCCACGCGGTTCCCTTGCGTTCCTCGCGGGCCTTGCGTACCGTCCAGTCCCAGTTGTTGGTTCCGGCTTGGCGTGCGAGTTCCTGCTGGGTTTCCTCGTCGCCTTGGAATTCGGCGAGCACGTCCAGGTCGGAGAGTGACAGTTGGTTGAAGTCCTTGGCGAGGGCTCGGGTGAGGCGTGGGATTCCCGCGATTTTGAGGCGGCGGCGCACGAAGTCGGTGCTGCGGCCGGTCTTTTCGGCCATGTCCTCGATGCTGCTGCCCAGATCGAGCAGTCCCTGGTAGGCGTCGGCTTCCTCGATGGGCGTCAGGTCGTGGCGTTGCGTGTTCTCGATGACCATGAGCTCGCGTTCGTCCTTGGGCGAGAGTTCCATGATCCGGCATGGCACCTGTGCGAGTCCGGCCTGTTGGGAGGCGGCGAGTCTCCTGTGGCCGATTACCACCCTGTAATCGGTTGAATCGGTGATGGGGGTGACGACGAGCTCCTGCTGGATGCCGTGCGCGCGGATGCTGTCGGCGAGCGCGGTGATGTCTCCGATGTCCTTGCGGGGGTTGTTGGGGTTCGGCTTGAGTCGGGTGGTGCCGATGAGGGTGATGGTGGGGGTCATTTCGTGCGGGTCACGCTCCTTGGTTGATGGCTTCGGCGAGTGCTTGGGCGGTTTGTCGGATGCCGGGGTTTGGGGTGATGGTGGTGAGGTGGAGTGCGAGGTCGGCGACGAGTTGGGGGTATTCGTCGGTGTGGGCGAGGATGGTTATTCTGCTGCCTCCGTTTTCGATGTGGGTGGTGTTCCAGTCGGCATCGGTCAAAGTGATGCCGGTGGTGTGTCCTGTGGTGTTGATGATGGTGCTCATTGGTTCTCGCGGTTCTCGTAGTTTTGTGGTTCCTGGTTGATGGTGTGGGGGCGGCGTTTGCGGCGGGCTTTCTGTCGTTGGTGTTCGATGGTTTGGCGGCGGTGCTTGTGTTTGCTCACTTGGTGGTGTCCTTTCGGTCGTGGGGGTGTTGGCGCAGCATGTCGGCGAGGCGTTGGCTTCGGCGTTGCAGGTTGTCGTGGATGGTTCGCCCGGCTGGGGTTGCGGGTTGCCAGTCGGGCAGTTCCGGCGTGCTGATGGGTCGGATGGTCAGGTAGACGCCTTCGGGGCGGGTTTCGTCGGCGTAGCGTTTGCTGATCTGCCAGTGGATGATGCGGCTGTCGTTGGAGATCACTCCCTCGCGGTTTCGGCCGGGGTATCGGCTGTTGGTGGTTTGGAGCGCGTCGCCGATGGCGCGTTGGAGTTTGTCGAGGTCGCCTCCGCCTGAGGTTTTCGCGGTCTGCCATGCGGGCAGGTCGTGGAGCTTGTCGGTTCGGGGCACTCGGATTTCGCCGGTGATGGAGATTGGGCAGTCGTAGGGTTTGAGTCCGCTGGCGGTCATCATGCTGACGGCCGTGCCGCGGATCGCGGCTTCCCAGGATTGCAGTCTTGCGTCGACGCTGACCGCTTTGCCGTGTTTGGTTCGCCATGGTTGGACGCTGCCCTTGGTGATGGGCATACCCTGCACGATGATGTCGAGCGGCTGGCCGTTGTTGTCGTTGCCGTTCATCGTCCGGCTCCCCGATATTGCGCGATGACGACGTAGCGGTCCTTGTGGCGGCGGTCGGGCGCGATTTCCACCCGGTATGCACCTTGGGGCTCGAAGCCCTTGAATTTCGCGTTACGTAGGCGGCGGCGCAGTTCGAGGGCGCGGCGACGGCTTTTGCCTTCGGCGACGATGGCCGGACGGTCGGGGAAGCGGCGCAATGCCTGCGCGGTCCGCTTCCATTTGCTGGCGGTTCGTGCAGGGGTGGTCACGATGTCATCGGGCCAACGTTCGATGAACCGGACGCTGCGCAGCAGTTCCAGATCGGTGTCGGACGCGGTGACGTCGCCTGTTTGGGGTGTTTCGAGCTTGCTGATCTCCGTTTCCACGGACTGCGCCGAGCCCAGTCCGAGATGCTTGAAATACTGTTCGCCTGTGATTGGCTCGGCGCTGGTCTCGGTTTGTGTGGTTTTCGTTTCTTCGGCTGTTTGGGGTGCCGGCGTCTCGGGGGCCTGTTCGGGCAGTGGCGATGGCGCCGTCTGGGGTTCAAGGCCGGGACGGTTGATGCCGTGCGCGCGGCAGTATCGGCCGACAGCTATCTTTTCGTTGGATTCCAGCGCATCCCAGCCCTGGTCGATGGCGATGTTGTAGAGCTGTTTGACTTCCTCGGTCGTGTATTTCGTGGTCATGATGCTCCTTGGTTGGTCCATGGGTCATTTGCTGTGGATGGAGGTTCGTAGTAGCCGTCCTGCGGTGGTTGCGGTTGCGCGTGCCGGTCTCGTTGGATGCGGGTGATGGCGGTGGTGGCGCGTTGCAGGCTGGGGCCGATGTCCTCGATGACCCAGCGTGTGGACCAGCCGGTGCCGCCGTCGCGTTTCTCGAACCGGTTGGTCTGGGGTCGTACCGTTGCCAGTACCTGGTCGCCCTTACGGAGCGATGTCACGATGTGTTCGGCGAGTTCACGCCATGCCTCGCACTGCCAGCTGGTGGGCGTGACATCGACCGGATTGCCGGCCGTGTCCTTCTCCCAGCCGCTGGATAGGATGCGCAGATTCACGACGGGTATCCCGTTGCCCGTGGTCCGGTATTCCGGGTCAGCGGCCAATCGGCCCCTGATGATCGAGATGCTTGGGTCTTTGGCCAAATCAGTCTCCCTTCGGTTCTTCCTGGTCTTCTTGGTCTTGGTCTTCCTGGTATGTGGTGGACGGCAGCAGCACGCCGACGGTGAAGCAGTACATGCCGCCGAGCATCGGCGCTCCCTTGCCCTCATGGGCCCCGGCCAGTAACAGAGCCAGACCGGCGAGCGCGAGAATCGCTGCGGTGGCGCGAATGATGTGCTCGCACATGCCTATTCCTCGAATTGGGCGATGAATTCCTCCATCGCCTTGCGGGTGACGCGCCGCCAGCTTCTGGTTCCCCGTCGGCTTGGCGGACGGAATGTGGTGAGAGTGCCGTTGTTCGCGGCTATGAGGAGTGCGTGATAGTCGATGTTCCACACCTTCGCGGCCGAGTTCAGCGTCCAGGATTCACGCTCGTTGAGCGGTGTCTGGTTGACGGGGATCCTCACGCCGTATTGGTCGGCGAGCGCCTTGCGGGCCTGTTTCGTGGTTTCGGCGCGCACGCCCTGCTCGTTGAGCCTGGTCATGAGGGCCACGTGTTCGAGGATCTTGGTTTCGCTCATTGCTGGTCCTCTCTTTCGGTGAGGTATGGTTCGAGTTTTTCTATTGCCCACGGGAGGGCGAGCAGTACGCCGCTGGCGACGTAGATGATTAGGGCGATGGTGTTGCCGATCGGGTGGGAGCAGCCTTCGTGGGTGAGCAGCCATGCGAGGGAGAGCAGCATGACGATGGCGAGCGTGATGGTTTCACCGTTATGCTTTTTCTTCGGGGTTCGCATCGATGCTCACCCCCTTGGGCAGATAGTCGGCGAGTGTGATGGATGGCAGGAATCCTGCGTCCGTTTTGGCGTCCATCAGGAGCGCTTTGCCGATCTGGTCGGCGATGGCGCTGCTCATGCTTCGGACGAAGACAGGTATGCCTTCGGCCAGTTGAAGGCCTAGAAGGTTGCTGTCCTGTTCGCCTGCGCTGTCGAGGGTGGCGCGTGCGATCGGCAGGCCGCTTTCAACAAGCAGATTATGGACACGTTCGCCCAGCAGACCGATATCAACAAGAGACTCACCGAGCTTCACACCAGCAGATGACTTATTGGCCGGTTTCTTCAAAGAGGATGCCGGCCACATCACGCCACCAGCTCCTGCGAGCGCGGAACTACCTGCTCCTCCACAATGGTTGCCTCACCCGGCGTAAAACCGAATGCCTCGAACAGACCGACCAGAACGTTAGGTGACGGATTACGCAACCGCTCCGCAGTTTGTAACTCTTCCAGCGACACGTGTAGAGCACCCGCAAAAGCCTCTTCGGATTTAAGACCACTCATTTTTCGCACACGGTCCAAAAATCCTTCGCGCAACACGAAAACCTTAGCCATGTCATACCTCGTTTCATTTCGGTATTGCGGTTTCATCTTGGTATCAGATTAAAGCCGCTCCCCCCTTTTGTCAAACCGAAATGGAATTGAAATTTTGACATGGAATCAATTTGGTTCCATAATGGAATCATGGATAAATACAAGTGGTACGAACGCCTTGTCGGTAAAGACACAATCAAGGACGTGGCGCGGAAGGCGGGTATATCCGCCACTACAGCATGGAGGCAATATGCCGACGGTGCACTTAATTTTTCCGCCGAGAATGTCATCCTCATTGCTCGCGCCTATGGAACCAGCCCAGTCAAGGCATTGGTGACCTTTGGCTATCTGATGGCGCCCGAAGGCACTCTCGAAATCGGTATCGACGAAGCCCTACAGAAAGCGAGCTGGCCTCAGATCATGCATGAGATGGCGCGCAGGATTGAAGCCGACCCAGATAACCCCACCTGGTCAAGTCCCATGGTCACCGAATAATGAGCAATTTCATTGCATAATGCAATGTATGAGTATCAACGATTGGTTCGAGAAGATAACTGGCGGTGAGAGCTATAACGCCGTCGCTAAAAAAGCTGGGGTGCAGGCATCATCCATATGGCGCCAACTCCCCGATCGACTCTCAGAAAAAAATGCCGTCGCCATTGCGCGCGCATACGGCAGACCCGCCATTGAGCCCCTAATCATCATGGGGTTGCTCACAGATGACGACATCAAGGCAATCAAAAGCCAGGACGCATTAAGAGATGCGTCAGACGATGAACTCATGGCGGAACTAGGCCGCAGAATCAAAGCCAGTTCCGAAGACCCCAAATGGCAACAGCCACCTAAAGTCGAATAAAAAAACAAAAACGCCCCGGTCGCTCGTTATGAGCGCCGGGGTGTTTTGCTGTTTATGGTTATGAGGCTCGCCTGCGGAGTTCTTCGTAGATCTGCGAGGTCTGCAGTGCGTCTTGCGTTGCGCGGTGATCTTCGGTGTCGCCGATGTCGAACGCCCGGATGAGGTCGACGACGCGATGGCGGTCGAGTTCGGGGCAGAGGGTTTCGGCGAGCGGCAACGTGTCGATCGTGTTGAAATCGGGGAGTTGGATGTTGTTGCGTTGGGCCTCGGCTTGGATGATGGGCGCGTCGAATCGGTCGATGTTGTGTCCGACGAGGGTGTCGGTGCCGCAGAATTCGACGAAGCTCGGCAATGCCTGGGCGATGGTGGGGCTGTCTGCCACGAGGCTGTCGTAGATTCCGGTGAGTTCCGCGACCTTTGCGGGTATGGGTTTGCCGGGGTTGACGAGTTGGCTGTAGGTGCCGGATACCTTACCGTTGCGGATGCGGACGGCGCCGAGCTCGATGATTCGCGGATCCTGGTCGGGCAGTCCGGTGGTTTCGATGTCGATGCATGTGTAGTCGCGCGGCAACCCGTTGACGGACGCAGCTCTGGCCACGGTCTTCGCCTTGCCGAATCGGATCGCCTTCTCGGGGTCGACCTTTCGCGCGAGGTGCGCGAACAGTATGGCGAGCGCGATGAAGAGGAGGATGGTCAGGATTGTGACCAGTATGCTGGAATCCTTGTCGTCGCTGAATGGCGCGTATATGGCGGTGAATGCGAATATCGCGGCGAGTATCCAGTAGAGGGTGCGTTTGCGTATTGTCATGGTTGGTCTTCTTTTCTCTTGGCTTTCAATGTAGCTTGCTACTGCTTGGTCTTGCTGAGATCGGCATCGATGAATGCCTCCAGGCTTCCATCGATGTGTTTGATCAAATAATCGGATTGCACTGTCTGCCTTGACGGGGGCAAAGGATAGTTCTCCTTGCACATCTCCCCCGGAAGAGGATTTGTCCAGCACCGCTTGAATATCGTTGTCCGAGAGTGAGGGGTCTACGGATTTTGCCAATGCCGGATAGGCAGTACGGACGTCGTCGGGTGTTCCACTGAGATAGACGCACAGATTGGTGTTTTTACCCCAGTATCCATATTCGACGATGTCTATGGTCATGTTTCCGACGTTGCCGTGGGTTCCCTTGGATCCATTGAATGCGCCGAGCCGGTATTCCGTTCGATAGTATCCGCTGTCACGGTTCTGCGGATCGAACTCGACTGCATCCGTGATTGGCGTGGCATTGTTAGAGTCAAACGCTTTGATGAAATCCGCCATTGGCTGCGCCGGTTCGGGTTTTGGTTCTTCCTGCTTTTTCGGTGGAGTCGTGGTTGCGGATTGGTTCTGCGAGGTCGAAGGAGTTGCCTGAGACTGTGTTCTTTCATTTCCGCATGCAGCCAGCGAAGAGCCGAGCGCGATGACGGCGATTCCAGCCAGAAGTCTTTCAGCCCATTTTGCCATTGTCATATCTATTCCCCCTCGTTCTCTTGGCCGTCTCGATGCGGCTATGTTTAGATTTTTACCGTCGTCTTTTGGCATCATTCCGCCACTTCATCTGCCGACAGGGGTTTCGACCGCCATCGATACGCTGTCACGTTCCTTAAATCATCTATGACTATCCGCGGTCGCAGTTCAGGTCGGCATTGCGTTTCTGTATTCCGGTCGAATCGGTCGGCGGCATCACATAGCGCAAGACACAGTTCCTCGACGGATACGACGAGGCTGTACTCCGCGTTTTCCTCGTCGTCACGTTCCCACGTCTTGCCGAGTTTCGAACTCAGTCCAATGCGCAATGAGAACGAGACGCGTTCAAGATTGACGTCATTCCGCATCAGCTTCCCTTGGTCATCCAACTCGTACAGGTATTTGGTCTCCATATTGGCATCGCCGTTGTGAAGCAGTTCGCAGCGCAGCTTGTAACATGCAAGGGCATCAAAGGCCGGCATCGGGTCCTTACCCATTCTTGAGCTAAGGGCATATCCACAGTATTGCCGGTACCAGTCCATGTATCTTTTCCCGACTTTTTTCTCTTCCGGAAAGGCAATCTGCCCGTAGGCATCCGGAATTGTGAGCGCAAGAGCTAGGGCGGCGCCATAGCATTCCGCCTGCAGCGTCTTCCTTACCTCATCGGCAAGGCTTATCTCCATAGGGTTCATCATCTGCGATGCAAGTCTTCTATTCCCTGTCGGCATCATGCCTCCAACCTCGTTGTTCGTTCAGCCAACTCGATGCGGCTTGATTAGATTCTACCGCCGCATATACGGAATCGCCCCGGCCTCTCTCTGCGAGCGCCGGGGCGGTTTTCAGTTATCTTTGTCCGCCAATGCTTTGGCGATGTATGTCATGGTGTCTTTTTCCAGTTGGGTTTGTTTTGGGTTTTGTTTTTCGGCTTCACGGTCACGGTGTTTGTCGTGGAAGGGGAAGAGGTTGCGTGCGATGACCCATAGGATGCCGACGACTTCTCCGAGGCTTGTTGCCATCCAGGAGATGATGACGACCGGGGATTCTTTGTCGGTGTGGATCATGTATGCGACGTATTCGGAGACGATGGCGTTGCAGTTCCAGAGCTGGATGCCGACGAATACGATTGCAGTCACCGCGAGTATTCCTCGCAGGATGATGGATAGCCATCGTCTTGCGTTCCGCGCCTTAAGTCTTTTGATTTTCTGGGCTTGTTCCTCGAGCTCCTGTTCTTTTTGTCGATTCAGGAGTTTTGCTCGTTCGAGGTTGAATTCGAGGGCCGTCTCGGTGGTTTCGTCGTCGGCGTCCAATATGGAGGCGGTTCGAGGACTCGGAGTTGTCCCGTTTTCGGTGGTTGTCGCGGTGTCGTCGGCGTTCTCTTCTTCCTTGACGGAATCGGGAGTGGAGGAGAACGCCTTGCTGTAGGCGGCCATCAGCTGGCGGAATGATTCCGAGGCGTCAGCGTTTTGCTTGTTTGTCACGGGCTGGGTTCCTTAGCGGAGTCCGAGTTTCGCGATGCGCAGGTCCATGGATCGCTGCGAGACGTTGAACGCTTCGGCCAGTTGTTCCGGGGTCATGCCCTGTGCCCAGAATTGCCGGACCGCGGAGGCCGGCATGAGGAGCGCCGCGGCGAATCCGTTCGCCCAACGCTCGTCGGGTTCCGTTCCCTTCGATGAACGCTCGTCTCGGTAGTCGATCTCACCGCCCTCGTCGCCCAATGCGTATTTTTGGTATTTCTGCACATAATGGCCGATTTCATGGGCAAGGGTGAAGCGTCGGCGGTGTGTATGGGCGAGCGCGTCGACCACGACTTTGCATGGGCGGCCCGCTTCTTTGACGATCATGCCGTCCGTGCCGCTATCAAGTAACAGGTACTGCACTTCCAACCCCAAGCGTTCCGCCACTTGGCGCACGTCGATGGGTATGTTGATCCGGTTGCCGTCCATGGCGATGGTCTTCATCAGCGTCTCCGCGGCAGCGGTGGCGGTGGCTCCGGTGTTCTCGATGATCGGGCGCACAGAGGGAGTGGCTTCAGTCATATTATCCGTTGCGGCCAATATACGGGTCACCTCCCATCATGCACGCGCGGCAGCCACTGAAACCACCGTAATCCACCTAGACACTCCTGCTATTTTCCTAAAAAATGTGGACAAATGTGCATAATTCCGCTCTCAAGCAGACATGCTCCAAAGGCACATCACGCCCGGCATCTCCTTGGCCAATTCATTGCAGCACATCATTTTCCGTCGTTTCAGCTTGCATAACTTACTTAATTGAGCTATAATTATTATGTCAACGAAAACAGAACAGTGGAAGGAGGTGAGACATGGATGAGGTCTGGAAAGCGATAGAAGCCATCGGCTCCCTGCTTGTCGGAATCGCCGCAGTCATCGCGGCGGTGAAATCCAAAGGCAACGAGCCACCACCCGCACCGAAGCCCAAGCCGCCGCACATACGGCGAAGGCCTCGCCGGTAGTACAAGAGCCGCAGATTCCGAATAGTCCTAGTATCCGGAGCTGCGGCTCCCTATCCCCAGACTAATCCATGGAACATCATGAACACAACAAACGCATACAGGCTCGTCTCGCTGATATGTGGCGCGATGTGCCTCATTCTCGCCATCGGCGGTCAGGCCATCGCGGCCGGAACCTTCGGCATGGCCGCCGGGGTGTTCGGCTATCTGTCGGGAGGCCGGAAATGAGCACCGCAAGATATCTCAGCCTCAAGGAGGTCGGCGAGCGCATCGGCACGAGCAATCCGGCCGCGAGGGGGTATCATCTGCCGGAACCGGACGCGCTGATCGGCACGACTCGCGGCTGGCTTCCGGAGACAATCGATGCGTGGAACGCCGCCCGCCCCGGTCGTGGTGCGGGCGGCGGAAGGCCGCGCAAGAATCGCAATCAGGCCGATTCCCCCACCGCCTGACGAGCCTTGTCGGCGAGCGCCGCAAGGCTTGCGGCGGACCAGTGGGTGTATCCGGCCGTCGTGCTGATTTTTGCGTGGCCCATCATCGCTTTTCTCGCGTCTTCCGGGGCTCCGGCTTCGGCGAGGTGCGTGGAGAAGAAGTGGCGGGCGCTTCGGATGGTGACGTAGGGCAATCCGGCGTCTTCGAGAGAGCGTTTCCAGCGGCGGCGTTCCACGGTGTTGGTGAGCGGGTGTCCCTCGCGCGTGAATATGAGCTGGCCGGGCTGGCATTGCCTGCGTCCGACGAGCGCCCAGAGTCCGAGCCACGTCTGGTTGCTGACGGGCACGAACCGGTTGCCCTGCTTGCTTTTCGGTTCGACGAGCCAGAAGCATCCCTCGTAATGGCGGGAGCGGAGCCAGTTGGGCACTTCTGCATCGGATCTGAAGCGTTGGAGCTCCCACATGATCTGGATTCCGTGCACACCGTCGACGGTGGCGAGCTCTTCGGGCAGGATGGCGAATCTTTCGGCCTCTCTCATGCCGGTCTCGAACATGATGTTCCACATGAGGCTCCACATTTCGCGGTCGTCGTCGGTATCTGCCAGGTGGCTGTATTTGCGACGCTTGGGGTCGAGTGCGGCCTGCGCCGCCTGGGCCGGCTGTCCGGGTTCGAGGATTTGGGTGGCCTGCGACTCGTAGCGCGGCGGTATTGCAGCGAGCGCCGGGTTCGATGGGATGAGGCGTTCGCGGACCGCTGCGTCGAGTACCTGCTTAAGTCTGAGATAGTGGTTGTGGACGGTTTTGCTTCGGTGTTCCTTGGCGAGTTTGGCGCACATTCCGTCGATGGTGGCGGGGGTTATTCTGTCGAGTCGCATTCCGCCGATGACGCTGCGGATGGTGTTGCAGTCGGATCGGTAGGTTTCGAGGGTGCGGGGTTTGACGTTGGGCGCTATGGTGTTGAGCCATCGGTCCATCCATTCGCCGAGCGTTGGGGTTCCGGGCAGAGGCATATCGCCCTCGCGCTGCAGTCTTTTGATTTTTTCTTGGAGCCGTTGCCGGGCGGCGGTCTTGGTGGGGGCCTGTGCCTCGACCATGCGGCGTTTGCCGGTGCGCGGGTTTGGTGCGATCTCTTTGCGCGCGTGCCATGTTCCGCGTTTGTCTTGCCATTCGCTGCCGCTTCCTCGCGGTCTGCGTGGTGGTGTTTTGGGCGTCGTCGTTTTGTTTTGTTCGGGCATCATGCCTCTTCCTTGGTCATGCTATGTGGCAGCTGGAGGTCATGCTATAGGTCATGCTATCGAGGTCACAATCAGGCACGTTTGGCCCAAATCTTGCAATCTCGATGATTCGGCACCCGAATATGCGGAAGGCCGGAAACCCTTGAGATTCCTTGGGTTTCCGGCCTTTGTCAGTGGAGCGGATGACGGGAATCGAACCCGCGTAATCAGTTTGGAAGACTGATTACGCGAACGCTTCCACGCCTTGCACCACAAGCCTTGTCGCATCTCCAGCCAGCCGAAGTCATGCTATGGTCATGCTACCGGATTGTCTTTTTCCAAACCCCTCATGTGAGGAGTTCTTACGGCCAAGATATCAATAAAACGCCGACCTGCAAAATCTGGTTTGATTAATGATACGCGAAATTCGGCCTTGCCCAGTCCGCAGACCAGGCAAGGCCGAATTATTCACGGTACTTTGCAGCCAATCTATCGCCCGAAAATATAGCTCATGCCGCGAGAGTGAACTTGGCTTTGAGTGTGCTGGCTCCGATGATGGCACCAGCGAGTACCCCGAGTGCATTGAGCGTGGTGACGATGGCATCGACGTAAGGTAATCCCCACGCCGGGCCGACCGTGCCCACGAAAAGGGCAAGGGCCGGGAACACGAGTGCGGTGAGCCATTTCAAAATGTCGTACAGCTTGTCGGGGATGAGCCATGCAGGGACTGCGGGGTCGTCTCCGGCTGTGAGTTTGGCGATATTCTTGAGCTCGTTTTCGTCGGACATTATTATTCCTTCCTTTGTCGGGAGTGAGGGCCGCGATCGGATTCGCGGCCCTGCCAGGTTCAGTAGTGGATGACGGTGCCGGCTCGCACCAGGTTGGGGTTGCTGATGCCATTGGCGGCGGCCACGCGGGCACTGTCGGCTCCGAAGTGGTTCCACAGGCAGTCGCCCGCGGTGATCACGATGGATCGGCGGCCTGTGTTCGCCGCGCTGTTGCCGTTGGCGCCGCCGAGGCTGAGCTTCTGGCCCGGGTAGATGACGTAGGGGCTTCGGATGCCGTTGAGCGCGGCGATGGTCGTCCACGGCACTCCGGTTCTGGAGCCGATGAGACGGAGGTATTCGCCTCGCTGCACGACCCAGTATCCGCTGCCGTTTCCGGTGCCGCCGTTGCCGCGCAGCCTCTGGTTGACGATGGCCATGACCTCCGCGTACCGGTTGCCGAGCAGCTGGCGGCGGGTCGGGTCGTTGCCATAGTCGCCGCGGATCACTGCGGTGGCCAGCGACTGCGCGTCGCCGACGGGGGCTCCCTGCTGCGGGGTCGGGCTCGGGGTGGCGGGGTTCGCGGCGCTTCCGGCCTTGCTGTCAGCGTAGCGGGCCCAGGTGCCGGCGTCGCCGTAGAACCAGTTGACGTCGATTCTCGATCCGATGCCGGGCACGTTGCCGGAGCTGGAGTACTGCCACGCGGCGGCGAACGGCCAGGGCGAGACGCTGTAGGGCACGGCCCCCGGGTCCCGCAGGGTCTCGCCGGCGTAGCCACGCGGGTAGCCGGCGACCCACAGGCCGTAGTTGCCGTTGGCCACGCTCGTCCAGTCGGTCATCTGGATGACGCTGGCGCTCGTGTAGATCATCGGCTTGACGCCCCATGCGGCCTCGACGCGCTGGAGCCAGCGCAACGCCCACCAGCTCCACGTCTTGTAGGAGCCGGACGGCTCCCAGTCCAACACGGGAATCACCCCGTCATGCATGTAGCCGCGCGTCTGGCTGACGAACCAGTCGGCCTCCGCCTCGGGACTATTGCCCAGGTCGGGGCGGGCGAAATGGTAGACGCCGCGACGGATGCCGTTGGCCTTCAACGACTGCATGGTGCAGTCGGCTACCGAATCGGTGTACCCGTTGCCTTCCGTGACCTTCACGAACCCGAAGTTGACGCCGGACGCTTTGGCGGTCGCGGCCTGGCCGCTGCCGACGCAGCCCTGCCATTTGCTGACGTCCATGCCGCTATCCGCGAACGCGACGCCCTGCGCGAACACCAGGGCCATCGCCGTCAGAACCGCGGCCAGCATGGCCGCCAGTCGGCGGCGCGGCTTCGCGTGGCGGGGCTTGCCCCTGTTGAAGGACGCGCTGAGCTGAGAGTGGGTTGGAAAATGGCCGCTTTGCCTTGCGGGAGTAGGGCTGAGCGGCTTTTCTCGTTTTAACCGGTTTTAACGGTTTTTAACCTGTTTTTACGAAAAATGTGGGCAAAATGTGGGCAAAAAAATGAGCCTCGGAAAGCTACTCCCAAAACGTGAAAACCGCCCCTCCGTCCAGCGTTATGCCGGATGGAGGGGCGGTGTTTTTATGGTTATTCGGTTTTGGATGCCTTGGCCTTGAGGGTGCTTGCGCCGATGACGACGCCGATGGCCAGGGCGACGGCGTTGATGGTCGTCGCGGCCTGATCGGCCCACGTCCAGCCCCATACGGGGCCGAGGGTCTGCACGAGCACGCCGATGGCCGGCAGCACGATCAGCGCGAGCCATTTGAGCACGTCATAGGCTCGGTTCGGCAGCAGCCAATCGGGCGCGGTCGGCTCCGTGCCGGCGGTCTTGGGTTCGGTGTTTTCGTCGGTCATATTGTCCTCGATTCTGCAGTTGGAACCTGGGAACCCCGCCCGGCTAAGGTGCGGGGTTCCCAGGTTGGGTTCGGGTTCTCAGTAGTTCAGTAGTGCAGCACTTCGCCGGGGTAGATCACGTTGGGGTTGCCGCTGCGATAGCCGGTGAGCTGCGTGTAGCCGATGCCGAGGCGGGCGGCGATGCCGCTGAGGGTGTCGCCGCTGCGCACGGTCACGGTACGGGTTGCCGGCGGCGCGTTGCTGCCGGTGGCGACGCTGCCGCCGCCGTTGTAGGTGACGACCTGACCGGGGTAGATCAGGTTGAGGTTGCCGCTGGGCACGCTCCACTTGGACAGCGGCCACAGGCCGGTGCGCGAGGCGATGCCGCTCATGGTGTCGCCGGAGCGGACGGCCACGCGGGTCGTGTTGGCCTGCGCGGCCTGCTGCGGCGCTACGGTCGCGGTGCCGGCGAGGCGTTGGTTGACGATCGCCATGACCTTGTCGTAGTTCGCGCCGAGCGCGTCGCGCCGCTGCTGGCCGTTGCCGTAGTCGCCACGGATGGTGGCGGTCGCGAGTGCCTGTAGGTCGATGGTCTGGGTCGGCGGCTTCTCGGTCTGCGGCGGGGGTGCGGGCTTGGCTGCGCCGGCGGGGTTGGCGTAGGCCTGCCACTGGCTTGCGTCGCCTCGGAAGTAGTTGAGGTCGAGCGGCCCGTTGTAGCCGTTGACCCAGCCGTTGGAGGTGTACTGGCGCATGGCCTCGCCGTAGATCGAGTAGTTCCACGGTCGGCTCTGGTAGCCGGTGGGCGCGTTGCTGGCGTACTGGGCGACCCACAGGCCGCAGTTGGCGCGCACGTCGCCGGGTATCTGGCCCAGCGCGCTGGCCTGCACGTACACCATCGGCCATACGCCGGTGAACGTGTGGACGCGCTGGACGAACCGGCGAACCCAGTCGGAATTGCCCCACTGGGCGTTCTGATAGGACTCCCAGTCGAGCACGAGCACGGCCCTGCCGATGTAGTCCCTCGCCCGGCCGACGAAGTAGTCGGCCTCGGCCTCGGCGTTGTTGCCGCCGGCGTAGTGGTACAGGCCGAGGCTCTTGCCCCGGTCTGTCACACACTTGGCCTGGGCGCGCCAGCTCCCGTTCTCGAAGCCGACGCCCTGACTGACCTTGACGACGGCGAAGTCGTAGCTGGCGGTGCAGGTCACGTTCGAGGCCTGCCAGCCGGACACGTCGATGCCGACCATGTCGGCCATCGCGATCGCCGGCGTGCACGCGAGCAGCACGGCGACGACGACCGCGAGGATCCGCATTACCAGGCTCGGCTTGCTCTTGTTCTTGATGTCCAATTCCTCTCCTTACTGTTGATGGATATGGAAAAGCCCCACCCGATCGGGCGGGGCGGAATTTCTGATTGGCTGGCTGTTACCAGCGGTCGTCGCCGCCGCGCACGAACAGCCACACGACGGTTACGGCGACTATCATCACGATGACGATCATCGATGCCTCCTCAGTTCGCGGATGTCCTCGCGCAGCTCCAGGTGCTCGCGTTCGGCGTTGGCGACGCGTTCGTTCACCGTCTTGAACTCGCAGTTCATGGCGTCACGCAGCCCGTCGATCGCGTCCATGACCTTCTCGTGCTTCTCGTCCATGTCCACGCGCAACGGCGCCTGATGGTCGTTCGTGATCTCCCACTTCGTGGCCGACTGTTGGTCGCGTAGACCGCGGATCTGACGGGACTGGATCACCGCCACTATGACCGTGGCCAGACTCGGCACCACCGCGATCAGGATCACCGCCCACAACGGGGTACCGGCTGGCGGATTCATAGGCTGTCCTTTCGACGTATATGCTCGGGGTATGGGCAACAGGTTCTGCAGGATTTGCGGCGAACACAAACCGCTGACGCTCGAGCACATCCCTCCCCGGTCCACGGGCAACGACCATGTGGTGGTCGTGCACCGCGGGGATGAGGCGGTGATGCACTCGTTGTTCGACATGGAGGTCCGGGACGACGACGGATACAGGCAGTCACACGGGATGACGTTCAAGACGCTGTGCGAGGACTGCAACGAGTATCTCGGCGCCAACTACGTGGAAACGTTCAAAGGCCTGTACCTGGATTTCGCCCATGAATCCGGCGACATCCTCGACGGGCTCGACCGTGACCGGAACGAGTCCGAGACCGACGGTGTGGAGCGGTACTGCCGGTTCGATCTGAACGAGGGGTTCCGTCCCCTGGCGTTCGTCAAGCAGGTGGTGTCGAACTTCTGCGCCACGACGGCGCCGGGCAGCATGCTCGACTGCAGGGACTTCCTGCTCGACCGGGGGAACACTTCGTTGCCGGCACGCTACCGTCTGCACATGGCCGTCCTTCCGAAGCTTGACGGGGAGAGCGTGTTCTCCGGGTGGATGCGGGTCCTGTTCGACGACGGGACGTTCTGCGACATGGCGTTCATCCGCATGCCGCCGTTCGGTTTCGTGCTCTACGACACGGTATCCAGCACCTATCTGCCCGACCGCGCGGGCGACATCACGCCCATGTCCCGCATGGGCTGGGACCTGACCGGGAGAATCACCCTCGTCCTCCCGACGGTCACGGGAAGGAACGCGTCGAGACCTTACCTGTGGGGCCGGTACCAGAACGCCGTGTGACGGGACGCGCCCCGCCTATCGGTCGGGTTCGTCGAGTGGGACGCTGCCCGTGAGCTGGATCCATCCCTCGTTGCTCCGGATGGCGCCGTGGTCGATGGCGATTCTCCCGTACGCGTCGATCTTCCAGCACCGGTCGCGCGGTCCATGATCTTCGCGGTCACGTCGCCATCGACCCGGCATCACCACCTCCACGAGGTACACGATACTTCCTTACAGGGTTCTGAGGAAGTGTTCGATGATG